CCGGAAGGTTGCTCCGCGCACCAGGGTGATGTTGCTGATGTCCCCGCCCTTCACCACCTTGTGCTTGAAGGGGAAGGTGCCGTCCGGTACCTCCTCCATCTCCAGCGTGATCTCGGGCATGGACACCGTGGAGAAGCCCGCGACGGGGGAGAAGATCGGCTCCCCCATCGTGGACATGCTCGCGATGTCCATGAGCCAAAAGGCGCTAGACCGAAGAGGATCGGTGATGTTGGAGCGGGCCATGGCCTCTCAGGAAACGAGGCTAGGTGCTGGGAACCTCGTGGTTTTCGACATCAAAGTACTCGTAGGCGACATCCAGCTCCATGATGGAGACATCGGAGGCCGTCGCGTCGAGGTCCGCCGCCACCTTGTGCCGCGTCGGGAAGGCTTCCTTGACGTGGTAGGTGCGCGCCGGGGTGTTCAGCGTGGCCACCGGGGACTGGGTGTTGGCCGCGGAGTACTTCGCCGTCCTCGTGAGGCTGGTGTCGCGGTGGTAGTGCTTGATGTCGATGTCGGCGCGGTACTCGCCCGAGCCCTCGATCACCACGAGCAGCCAGTTCCAGAAGGACGAGTCCCTGCGGGCCACGCCACGCGACATGGTGATGTCGCTGACGGTCGTCGCCCCCGGGAACTTCTTGGGGTAGATCGTGTGGCCTTCCTTGTACTCGACCGCCTCGACCTGGGCCTCCGGGGTGGAGACCTGGTTGAAGCCGGCCTGAGACTGGCCCTCCGGGATGAGGAGCTGGCTGTCCCCCACGCCGGTCACGTCCGCCGAGAACCTCATGCTGTGAAGAAAGTCCGTGGATTGAGCCCTGGCCACTATGCACCTCCGATTGAAGTAGTGGAGTTTCTTGGTGAACTCAACCACTCTGAGAAAATCGACCGCTTGCGCGGACAATGCGCGCGCTCGACGGAACCCTGATACAAAGCACGAAAGTGATCAAGAAGCCAGGTGCGGGACCTGTCGAACATAGAGGTCAGTTCTGCCATCGGCATCCCCTCCTCATATCTCCGACAGATCTCCATCCTGGTCTCCTCGTTTCTACAGCTCGTCCACGGTCTTGTGCGCCGTGGAACGGACCTCCCACGACTTGTGGCCAGGTTCAGCCGGAAGTGAGAGCGGGTCGGTACACGGGATCTCGTGCGCCTCGAAAATGATGCCCACCGCGACCTCTTCCGCAGCCACCGCCGCCTTGAGCGAGGCCAGACCGGGGATCGAGTGTGCCGGTCGCGTGATGTGCATCCGGGCTCCTGGGAGAATGGACGTGTAGAAGTCCCCCAGGAGCACCGGAGCATCAGTCACGTTCTGGATCAGGATCTTGGCCATGTCGCTGTCCGATCAGGAGACTAGAGCGTGCTCTGCGCGAATCTGAACCGGATGAACTCCGCCGGCTTGTTGCCCGCCGCGCCGATGTCGATGATGACCTGCCCCGCGTCGATGCTCGCCTGGCTGTTGTTGCTCTCGTCGCAGATGATGTAGAAGGCGTCCGAGGGCCGGGTGCCGGCGAAGTACCGCTCGTTGTACAGGTTCATGAAGAACCCGCCGAGCTGGGCCTTGATGCGCGCCCACAGGGCCGGGCCGTTGTTCTCGAACGCGACCCAGTGCGTGCTGTTGAAGACGCTCTTCTCGAGGAACATGAAGAGGCGGCGGATGTTGATGTAGCGCCACTCCGACTCGGACGCGATGGTGCGCACGCCCCAGACGGCGAGGCCGGTCTGCACCGAGGACACGAGCGAGTTGATGCGGGCCTGGTACACCGCGTCCCGCTCGCCCAGGGTGGGGACCATCTCCAGGCCCAGGAGGAACTTCAGGGCCCCGTCCACGGTGCCGCCGGGGGCCTTCCCGACGTTCCTGGTCTGGTCCGTGCGAGCGTAGATGCCCGCGACGTGCGCGTGCGGGGGGAGGATCTGGATGCGCCCGGTCTGCATCGGGTCCGCGATCTGAACCCACGGCCAGTACATCGCCGCGAACTTGCAGTAGCGGGCGAGGCTGTAGCGCAGCCAATCGATGGCCTCCTGCGCCGTGCTGCCCTTGGGAGCGCAGATGATCGCGAAGCGGTCACCACCCTGCGGCTGCGCGGCGCGCTCGTCCACGTAGTCGAGCAGGTCCGAGGTCACGGTCACGTCCCCAGCCCAGTCCGGGATGGCGACCTGCATCACCTCCTCGACCTTCGACAGGGCGTAGAGCCCCAGGAACCCCGGCTTCAGCGTGGGGTTGGTGAACTGGTCCCGGCTCCACGTCGAGGTGCCGAAGGTGCCGTCCAAGCCCGCCGAGAACGCCGAGGTGTCGCTGGTGGCCGCGGGAGCCAGGTAGTAGTTCGCCAGGACGAACGTGAGCTTCTGGATCGTGCCCGTGGTCTTGAAGGACACCGCACCCGTGGTGTAGACGACGGTGTTCACGCCCGTCCCGTCCACCGCGCCCACCAGGTGACCGTTGCCGTCGTCCGTGATGGTCTTCGCGACACCCGCGCTGTCCGTGTAGCGGATGGACACCGAGCGCGGCGAGATGCTGCCGCCCGAGAGGGGGAGGTTGCCCGTGACAGTCTTGCCCGCCACGGAGAGGTCCCCGGCAGCGAGCGCCATCGTACGGACCTGACCGGCCAGCTGCGCCGGGGCCTCCACCACGTTGCCGGGCTCCGTCACCTTCACGTAGTCCGACAACTCGTTCACCATGTCCGCCCAGAAGATCAGAGCGGTCGGGTCCGAGAAGTCGAGGTCCTCGTGGGTCTCCACCACCTCGTAGATCCCGGTGGCCGAGTTCAGGAGACGGACGTTGACCGAAAAGCGCGTGTACGCCGCCAGGGAGGCGGAGTAGTAGTCGGGGCTCCCGAAGACCTGGATCTTGAGGTCATCGCCCCAGACTCCCTTCGAGACGGCGGTCAGCGCCCAGGCATTGGCCGTGTACGCCGCCAGGATGGGAGCCCCCAGGTGGGGCTTCTTCCCGGCGGTGATCATCAGCTGGTAGGTGCCGGACGAGTAGACCACCGCGCCCGCGCCCATCACGTCCCCGAGCCAGCCGCCGACCCCATCGTCCGTGGCCGACGCGGTCTCGGAAGCGGGGGTGTACGCCACCGTGGGGACGATGCCCAGGTCCAGCAGAGGATCGGGGAGGTAGGCGCCCCACAGCGTGAGCGAGAACCGCGACGTGCAGTGATCGAACAGGAGCGTGCCACCGTTGGTCGCGTTCCCGATGGACACCGCAGCCGTCGGGTACGTGGAAGGCACCGCGAACGAGAGCAGCCCCGGGCCGTCCAGCGTGTACTCCAGCGTCACGGAGCCGGGAACCACGGACGCCTGCTCCGGATCGAACGTCGGAAGCCCGCCAGCCGGCAGACGCCCCTCGTAGGACGTGACCGAATTCGAGAGCACCAGATCCGCCGTGTCCGCCCGGTTGCGGATGTTGGCGGGGACCAGCGGGGTCACGCCCGCGCCACGCCACCGCACAGCCACCGTCCCCTCCACCTCCGGGACCTTCGCGAACACGCCCGAGAACGAGGTGGCGTTGTCGTCCCCCGTGCCGATCAGCTCGCTGTAGGCGCGCGTGGTCACCAGGCCCGCAGCCTTCGCGGCGTCCGAAGGGGTGACGCGCACCACGAAGGCGCGCTTGCCGCCGTTGGCGAAGTAGGCGGCCATCTCGATGGGCAGCAGGCTGTCCCGAGAGAGCCCGCCGAACTCGCGGGTGAACTGCTCGTAGGAGGTCACCAGGGTGGCGACATCCGTGGGCCCCCGCTTGGTGAACCCGACGATGCCGAGGTTCGAGGTCGAGACGGCCTGGACGACCTGCACCTGTGCAGGAAGCTCCTCGATGAATACGCCCGGCGAAAGCATTTCGCTCATGGTGGGTTCACTCCTTCGCGAGACAGAGCGGCTGTGTGCCGCAAACCACTTTCGGGGATCTTACCTCTACTTCAGGTCTGCCGGCAACGACTCCGTGATCGCCGGAACCACAGGGGCCACTACAACACCCTCAGTGGGAACTGCAACGGGAACCGCGACAGGCTTGGGCGGAACCGGCGTGGCAGGAGCCACGTTGCGGGCCACCGGAGTCTTCCAGCGGGTCGGAGGAACGACAGGAGCTGCCACCACGGGAGCCACGACCTGCGGAGGGCTGGGGGCGGCGGGGACAACCGCAACCGGGGCGACAAGCAGAGCCGGGATCGCGGCGGCGTCCTCCCCTCGCACCAGGTGCCCCTTGCGCAGGTGGAACGCCACCGCAGCCGATCCCTCGTCGTCAGGAGCCAGGACCACCCACCGCTTGCATGGAGCCACGATGGTTGCCCCGCTCGTGAGCGTCAGGGCCAGCGGAGTCGAAGTCTGGTTGTAGTAGCGTCCCATCAAAGCTCTCCTCAGTAGCGGTGCGGTCGGATCACCGGAGCCTGCGTGACCACCCTCTGGGTGGCCGCATCCTTCAGGTCCAGCTCGCCCTCTACGCGCACGCTCACAGCGTACCCGATGGTGCGATCTGCGATGTCGGCCACCTGGTCCAGAATCGCCACACCATCCTGGTAGGCTTCGTAGGTCCGAACGTCCCCGATGCTGTCCGTGACGAAAACCTTCCCGTACGGAGGGAACCTGCGCATGACGTGGTCCAGGATCTTGTTGGCCTGGTTGCGCTGTCCTCCCGCCACCCCACGTACCCTCGCCAAGATCGAGAGGGTGTACGCGAAGTCGTAAGGCTCGGCCTGTTGCATCTCGTCGTACCGCTCGAACCCCTTCTTCCCGAACAGCTCGGCAGGCACGGCACCCTCTGTGGGGGCTCGGTACTGGAGCATCCCTGGGTGCAGTCTCCACTGCGCGGGGGAGATGTCGTCCCGACGTACCACCACCACAGGCTGGCGGTACTTCTCCATCACGTCCTCGGGGTTGGCGAACGTGATGGGGATGCCGGGAAGACCTGGAGGGGCGTCGATGCCCGCGACTTGCAGGAAGTAGTTGCTGTCGATGATCTCCCCGCCCAGGGTGACCACCATGCCCTCGTCGAAGGAGTACAAGGAGACCGAGCCGGTTCTGGCTGCGCCCGCGATGCGCTGACGCAGGGCGAGTACGTCCGCCGACTCAGGCACGGTCACCTCGATGCGTCCATATGGACGCTACTCCCGAGCGGCGTGGATGACCTGACCACCGAAGAGCACGCTCGCGGCCTGACCCAGCCACGCGGTGACCTCCTGGTCCGGGGCGTCCTCCTCCGGGAGTGGGTCGAGCTGCCCCTCGTCCGCCATCTCCGCCGCCACGGCGAAGATGTGATCGAAGGCGTCATCGTCGCTCATGCCCTCGTTCTCGGCCTGGAGGCGCACGGCGATGTCACCCAGGTACATGTCGAGCGCATCCTGCGCGTCCGAGATGTTGACCGCGCCCAGCGTGCCGGGCTCTCCCTGGAGGTGCGAGCCATCGACCACACCGGCCAGGTCGGGGCCCCAGGCCGCCAGGTCCTCCGAGGACTCGAGGAAGCTGCGGATGGCGTCGAGTGCGCTGTTGATCTGGGGATTCATCCTTGTTCTCCTGCGGCTCTAGGCTCAGAAACCAAGCCTCTTCTGAAATGCCACGAAACGCTGGGCTTCGGCAACACGGATCGTGTAGCGCGCCTTGGGAAGCGTCTCCCACCCCTTGAAGCTGGGGTCCGTGAACAGGGCCTGGAGCATCTTGTCGCGTGTGAGCATACCGGAGATCCCAGTTGAAACCAACTGCTGGATCGACGGTTTCCAGTGGGGCGTGGCCTTCTGCCCACCCTGCCCGAACTCCAGGCGCAGCGCCTCGAACACCATGTCGGGGATCATCCGCGCCTGCTTCGTCTGGATGACGATCTTCTGCTTGTGGCGCACCCCGGCCTTGGAGAGGGCTTTCCGCCACTCCCGCTTGGTGCGGCGCAGACGCTTCTCGGCCATCTCCACCTCGCGACGATTCACCTTGCGCACGAGGATGGTGGCCTCGTCCTTGGGCGGGGTGTACGGAAGCAAGCCGACCGTCCACGGTCCCCACTTCTGCATCACCGTCACGGACTCCGGGGTCTTCTTCGAGACCCGCGTCGGAATCACGTACAGCAGGGACTTCACCGCGTTGATCTGCTTGCCTCGAGCCTTGCGGGTGTTGGAGTAGACGGCGAAAGCGGCCTCCCCTCCCTCTACCTTGGCGACCACCAGGCTCCGACGGTACTGCGCCACGAAGTCCTTCTTGGGGAGCAGCGTGAGGATGCGCTGGAGGACCCACTCGGCTGCCCGCTTGGGCAAGATCTCCATGAGGAACTTCGCGCGCGCGGGGAAGTCAGGAAACATGTCCCAGGAGGGCTGATCCTTCTGGTCCACCTCCATCGTGATGCTGAGACCCTTCTTCACCCCTTGGCCTTCTCGGCGTCGGCTTCGGCCCAGACCTGCTCGGTGTGCACGATCTCCTGGAACAAAGACCTCCGCAGCACCCGCAGCACCCCGGTGTCCACCACCCTCCCCATCGCGTCCTTGGCTTCCAGACGCACCAGGTTGGGCAGGTCCACAGGCCGCATGGTGCGGAGGTACTCCAGGTGGGCGGTACAAACCCCCACGGACCGCAACCGACCCGTGGGAACCACCGCGTGCGTGCTGGGCTCCCCGCACACGAAGCACCAGCGCGTGAGGTCGGTGATCGGGCCCTGGTACGAGCTGAAGTCGTCCCCACGCAGAGGAGACCCGCACGGAGACGACGCCGTACACATGGGATCTGGGAGCCCCCGCTCCCGCCCCTCCCAGTACCTCGAACAGGTGGCGCACACGACGGACAAGCCGCCCTGCACCGCGAGGCCCACCTTGGCCGCGAAGATGTGCATGGTCGGATCAGCCCCGCTGGATGCCCACGGTCATGGCCTTGGCCCCGATCCGGGCCTTGGAGACCGTGGCGCGGCCCAGGGCCATCTTGAGCGCGGCCTTGTCCTTGGTGATGAGCTGCTTGAGCTGCGCGATGAACCCGTCCGCGCCCTCCTCGCTCTGGAGCAGCCCCTCGGAGACGGCCACCGACACCAGGTGCGCGATGAGCCTGGTCTGTTGCATCTCGCCGTCGGCGAGAGCGCCGGCCTCGGTGGCCACCGGGGCGTCATCGATCAGGCTGCGCACGTCGTTCATCAGGGCTGCGGTCTTGGGGGTCATGTCTGAAGTCTCCTCTCGGGAGTGAACTCGGTGCGACGGACCAGGTCGATCTTGAAGCCCACGAACCCGGGTTGATCGAAAAGGTGCCCGTCCTCGTCTACGTTGATCACGTCAAAAAAGTAGCCTGCGTCATCCACAGGCTCGTTGTCCACCGAGACCGCGGCGAAGTAGGGGGTGTTCCACAGCCGCACCACGTCCCCTTCGCTGGGGACGGGCGCACGAGCATCCTCGAGCGCCTTGCGGGGCATCCAGCACTGCGCCGTGAAGCGGGACCGGAAGCCCTCCTCCCCAGTAGACGGTGCGGTGTCTGGCATCGACGCCCAACCCTGAATGCGGTAGGGCCCGTTCCAGGCCCGCTCGATGGGCTCATCGTACAGGGGGTCCCGACGGGTGTTGACGATATCGAGGCTCCAGAAGTCGAGCGGGGTCCCGCCGATCCCGGTGTGCTCGGTGGCCCACAGATCGAAAAGGAACCGCTCCTTGTCGTCGAGCTTGAACGAGTCGGCTCCGCGGCACGGACAGGCGGACGCAGGAGGGACGGGGGTCGTCCCACACACACGGCACTTGCTCACGATCTACGCCGCTTCCTGAGTTGGTCCAGCCGCGCCTGCACCTGCCCCAACCCGACCCCCGCGGACACGCCGACCACCAGCTCGGGAACGATCAAGGTCTCCTCTGGAGGCGGGGGAGGGGCGACTAGCGCGGAGCGGAGGGACGCCAACAGGGTGCGCAGATCCGACATCATCCCACCAGGATTCCCAAGGGGTAGCTGCTCTGGGCCAGCTCATCATCAAGCGCGGCGATCTCCGTCTCGGCCTCGCCGAGAAGACGGTCCCCATCCAGCGTGGCGCTGCCCTGAGCCGTCGGGAAGCTGTCGTACTTGGACCGCACTCGGCCCAGGTCTCGCTTCGCCATCGCCAGCGCGTACCGCTTGAAAAGCTCGTGGTCTCGCTCGTTCAGATCAGAGATCTGCACCTGCGTGGACTTGTAGAAGACCAGCATGTGCGAGGCCGACCTGGGCGTAGGAAAGATGTGCAGCTTCCGGTCCTCCTGCCGCCAGTCCGCCTCGGAGGAAAGGACTCGCTTGGCCATCTCGGTGTACTGGAGGTCCTGGGTGAAAGCTGAGTACACGCCCAGGTTCCCAGGAGAGCGGTAGGAGTCGAAAGGGACGTTGGCGTCGATGGCGGCGAAGGTCGAGAACACCTGGGACAGATCGAGCTGGGGGGCCGTGAAGGCCACATCCAGCACGGTGTCGATCTCCGGGGGCAACGTGTACTCGGTGGTGTTCGCCTGGATCTGGAGCACGACAGACTTCTTCATGCCCTTCTTGGCGGCGAACCAGCAGCGCGCGGACTCGATGGAGTCAGCCAGATGTTCGTCGGTCAACTCGACCTTCAAGAACGGAGCCCCGAGCCGTCGGAGAATCCAACAGCGCAGTTCCTCCTCGTTCATCAGGCTGGCCATCTCGTCCTCCTAGCCCCGCTTGAGCTTGAGCTTCCGGGGCTCCTCCACGAGCGGCTGGGGCTGCGGCTTGACAGGAGCGGGAAGAACCTCCTCCAGGGGCTTGGGAGCGGGAGGTGGGGGCACAGGGGCAGGCAGCACCTCTGTGAGCGGCTGTGGGGCCACCACCGTGAGCTTCACGACCTCCGTCTTCACGGCGGGCGCGGGGGCCAGGAGGCGACCCAGCAGGTGCAGCTGGGGGCCAGACACGCGCCGACCGGAGATCACGGGGCCCTGGACCCCCGGCAGGTAGGCGACGTGGAACTCATCCCGCAGCACGAACTCGTTCATGGTGTCCTCTCGTGGTTGGCGCATGTTCCGGGGCAGTGCTTGGTGAGGTGCGCGAACAGCTCGCGAAGGTCGCGGGTGAGCGCGTCCAGCTGCCCCAGCACCTCCAGGGACCGCTCGCACACCGTGATCAAACTGATGGGAGGGCAGATCTTGGAAGATCCGTTGGAGGGACGGTCGGCCTCGATCCTGCGGATCTCTTGGATGGCATGACACAGGGACATGTTCTCGTCTTCATGCACTTCCGGGACCGGAAAAGAACCACTGGAACTCGCGTCCGAGACCTCCCCGTCCTCTTTCGTGTCCTTGCTCATAGGGCTCCTTCGGCGATCTTACCCGAAATGGAACCGCCCGCCATCCACGAAGGAGTAGCGGGCGGGTGTCAGGAAACGGGGGAAGCTAGGCGGGAGGGTCGGCGGGCTCGTCTCCCAGGTACTCGGCCACGAGCAGGGAGGCGCGCTCGTTGACCGCCAGGAGCTTGTGGAGGCAGTCCACCATCAGGTCGGAGGCCGCCTTCACCCCCAGCCCGGGAAGACCTGTGTTCATCGCGACCTTCGCGGCCTCCAGGTTGCGCCGCAGCATCTCGGCGTGCTCGGTGAGCAGGCAGAGGGTGTGGGACTCCGTGTCCCGCGTGTGCTGCGCGCAGTCACAGGCCGCACAGGGGGACTTGTTCCCCAGGTGCTCCTCCACTTCCTCCAGGCGGCCCTCCAGATCCACGACCTTGTCGAACACTTCCTTCACGACCACTTCCTTTGCGTCCATCGCGATCTCCTTTGCCCGAACACGGCCCCCGCGTCGGGGTTTGAAAAAGCGCCTATATCGTTGCCTTGTTACCACGACCTCTGCGCCCGAGAGGAAGGGGAACGGCTTGGTTGGACCCGCGGGGAGTCGAACCCCGGTCCTGGAACACCTCGTCAACGAGCACTGTACGAGCGTTTGTCACGACGGAGCCAGGCGTAGTGACGTTGTGCTGCCCCTGTCCCAGGTCGGGCCCGCGCCAGCGGGGAGGTCGAGGTGCGCACCTCGCAACGTCGTACCGGGGGCTGGTTTCCCAGCGCCTTCCACCACCGACTGTTCTGTTCCCAGGTCGTCGGCACCCGGCCTCTTGCCCGTCGCTTACGCGGCGGCGCGAAGGGGCTGCGCAACGATGTTGTCGTTGGCGTGTGTAGCGTGGTCTGCTTGATATCGGGGCCTGCTGACCAACCCCGGCTCGCTCCCGTCGCCTCCTTGTCCCAGTCGAACCCGGTACGGGCCCAAGAAAAAGCCTACGCAGCGGTGGCGGGATTGTCAAGCAGCAGAAGGGAGGGGTGTGCTCACGCCCCGGGAAGAGGCACGAGTTATCTGCATCTCAAAGGTGAGCGATGGACACCGAGCCGAAGTACTCGGGCCGAAGCATCTTCTTCGCGTAGCGGGTCCGGAGGCCCTTCTTGAAGGTGAAGTCCGTCGGATCGTAGAACGTCGGGGTCACCTGGAGCGGGATGTAGGGCGCGAAGGCGTAGCCGGCGTTCAGGTAGCTGTCGCCCTTGAGGCCGATCAGCAGCTTGTCCCGCGGGAAGAAGGGGTCCTCGTAGACCATCCACTTGTTCGACAGGGTGCCGGCCTTGTACACGCCGAACTGGCCGTGCTGGGTGAGGGGGCGCGGCATGTCCACGTCGGTGTTGAGGGGGCTGCCCGCGCCGCTCATCCAGATCGGGCGGTAGTCGCCGTGGGTCTGGAGCTGCTGGAAGAGGGCCGAGACCTCGGGGGAGGTGACGATCCAGTTGGCCGGGGCGCGCAGGGTCTTCTTGTGGATCAGGTTGCTGACCGTCGAGAGGACCGTGATGAGGCTGCGGAGGTGGTCCAGCTCGTTGATGCCCGCCGGGGGAACGCGGTCGAACGCGCCGGTGGTGCCGGTGGCGGCCTGGTAGAGGTCCATGATGACCTCGCGGTCGATCTCGAGGCCGATCTCCTGCGAAGCCGCGCCGACCAGCTCGGACTCGGCGTCCTGCCCGTGGAGAGCGCGCAGGTCCTCGGACGCCTCGCTCGACCACACGGCCTTGAGCCGGCGGGCCTTCGCCTCGATGGGGCACTTCTTGATGTCGAGGCCGACGGTCGGGACCTTCGAGTTCCCCTCACCGTCGTAGCTGTAGAACGCCTTGATGCTGTTGCCGAGGGCCGGCATCGCGACGAACTTGAAGGCGGTGATCGCGCCGTTCGAGTAGTTGATCGAGCCCGCCGCAGCCGCGCCCGTGAAGCCGTTGCTGCCGTCGTCGGTCGCTTCCTGCACCACGACGCCCGCCGGGGTCAGCTCGCGGACGATGACGCTGTAGCCGCGGGTGGCGTCGAGCGGGCGGACCGGGGTGAAGCCCAGGCTGCTGGCGAGGGGAGCGCCCGCGCCGCTGTAGTTCACGCCGTCGCCGGTGGCGAGGATCTCGCCGTTGACGTTCTCCGACGAGTAGTCGCGATCGAAGTCGCGCGGGAACACCGCGCCAGCCGCGGTCGCACCCTTCGACGTGCCGTACACGAGGTCCTGGTAGAAGATCGCACCGATGGGCGCGTTCATCGGCTGGACCGAGACGATCTCGTTCGCGAGCAGGTTGGGGAACACCCTCCGCAGGATCGGGAAGATGAACTTCTGGAAGCCGCCGACGTTGACCTGGCGCGTCTCCTCGTTCAGCCCGCCCAGCCACTCGGCCTGGTTCTCGAACAGCATGGCGGCCACGCCGAGCGTGTACCGCTGCGCCGGGGTCGCCTTTGGCATCCCCTCCAGGAACTCACCCCACTTGCGGATGAGAGCGCCGGTGTAGCTCTGGTCCGCCGCCGACCGCTTTGTGCCTTCGTTGATCTGACGAGCTTCCATGAGCACTTCCTCCGTCGCTTCTTGTGACCGAGCCTGCTCGGTCGAGTTGAGAACCTGCTGCTACTAGATCCCTGCGAGAGACTTCAGAGCCTCGAGATCGAGGCCCGTCCCGTTGTAGTTCTTCGGCGAGCGAGCCGAACGCTGCCCGTGCTCCTCGGTGAGAGGATCGCCCTCGGTGCCGCCGCGGGTCTGCTCGCGGATGCGGGCGCGGGTCGCCGCCAGTTCCTCGGTGTCCTTGACCGGCTCGCGCAGCGCGGTCTCGAAAAGGGCATCGACTTCCTCCTTTGAGGAGGGGCCGCT